TGTCAGTCTTAGGCCGTTATATCGGAACGAACGAGCATTATGGGCAGCTAGCAAATAGTTTTTACCCTGGGTCACACCAGATTAGTTTTTTACCTGGGTTTCACCAGGAACGTGAATTTTTTACCCTGGATTCAACCAGAAAAATATTTTTTACCCTGGTTCTCGCCAGATGTTGGAATTTTTATCCTGGATTCCGCCAGAAAAAATTAGTTTTTATCCTGGATGTCGCCAGATATGATATCATTTATATATATTTACAATAAGTTAGCTTGCTCCAAATACTCCTGGGTGAATAATCCCTCTTTTAAAACATATTGTACAATTTCCTCCTTGGAACAAGAACAAATTTTTTTCACTTCCTCTACTTCAGGACTTAATGACAAGACTGGGTTTGAAATGTGCCAGTTTTTAATTAGTTTGGTGGCATAAATGTCATCATAATCATCTAATAATGACCCCACGTAAAAATTTCCTTTTTTGAAATTTTCTTCTAAAACCAATTGGATTGCCACTGGAATAGGTGGAAAACCAGTTGCTCCATAAGCCAGAGGACCCCTCATGTTTTCGTCAACTTTCAATGTACCATAATTTTTACCTATTTTCTTAACATCAAAAGTGTCGTTGTACGACATATGTTTCTCTAAACCTTTAAAATATTGTAGACCTGAAGTCTTTTTCAAAATATAGTTAATGGCTTCAGTCAAAATGGGGCAACCAGGTGAAGAGAAATAGTAAGATAAGGCCTTAGCGCGTATTATAGTGAGTTGTCTTTTATGAGTGAGTTTAGTTTGTGAATTAACCCAAAAGATGTTCTTCAAGGCTCTACCAACAGACACATAACTATTGTCGTAAAGCCATCTTTTCCGAAGAAAATCCACATCGCCGGGCACTGAACCCAAAACGTTAGAACTAAACCCAAAACCCATAGAGTTAATAAGTTGATCATCTATTTGGTGAGGTAAAGTTAATCCATCATCGCCTTCAACTATGAGGTCCATATGATTTAAACCTTTAATATGGCAAGAGTAAGCGTTAATCAAGAAATTTATCAAACAATTAAAAGTGGAAGTAAAATAATCACCACTACAACGTGAACTAATGACAAAAGTCCCTATGTCACATTTTAATTCACGTCCAAATTTGTTTAAATTTCTAAAATGTGATAAGGTCTTGAACATGCGCAACTTGGTTAAAAGTAATTCAGCAAACAACGTCTCAACTAATTTAAAAATGTAGCTCACTGATGATTCAAAAGCTGAGTAATCTGTTACTATGTGTGGCCTGTCACAAAAAGAAGCAACCTTGGAGACGAAATCTTCAGGACTCATATTTTTGACCTGGTATTTGGAGATGAAAGAATCATTCCATACGTGAACACTAAAAATTAATGGTGATAAAACTATGGAATAAAAATCACTCATGGTCATAATGAGTCTTGGGCGTATTCGTGAAACACCTTTAACCACCTTAGAGGAGTCCTCAAATTTCACAAAACAAGAATTCTCATAAAATTTTCTATTTTTCTTACCTTGTAGGACACGATGGTATTCTGTAAGTTTAGAATCCACATATTTTTGACTACGTTTACCTTTATTGTTAGCGCGATAACAAGCCTCCTCATCCTCATCAACACATAAATGACTACAATCGACTAAATCCATTAGGTTCCTCACCGTTTTTTGGGCAAACTCATAAAAATCCAGCACTTCAACTGGTATTTTTACCATGCTTCTACCAGCTAAAGCCGACAGAGTGGAGTAAGGTGAAGTAACACACAGATTACCTGGACCAAGTTGTCC